TTAAGGAATTTTAAAGATTAAAAAAATGAAAGAGTTCATCATGGAAAGCTTTATAATCTATCAATTGTGTTACTACTGACAAAACACTGTCACCACTTAATTAAAAACTTATCCCGACCTTTGAAATATGCCAATCAGCATATAAAACATTATAACAATCTCAATAATTTAAGTCCTCTCCTTTGGAGAGGATTTAGGTGAGGCCACCCAACAAGTCAAAGCAAAAAGATCCATCGGTCCAAAAAACACCTAAGATCTTAGACAAGCATACAACACACAACTTACAACTTACAACCCACAACTCACAAGCATACAACTCACAACTCACAACACCTCCCTCATGAGCTACAAAATATACCTATACGACACCGAAACAGATTGCATAGGCTCCGGCAGCCTGTCGTCATCTTACATACAATTGCAGCTGGAAGCCGCAGCCGGCCAGGATATAGAGGTTCATATCAGTTCGGTAGGTGGTAGCGCATTTGATGCTATAGCCATTTACGATCTGCTAAAAAAATACCCCGGTAAGGTAACCACCTATATTGATGCGCTGGCTGCCTCCGCTGCTTCTATAGTAGCCATGGGTGGTAAAGCTGTGGTAATGAGCAAATATGCACTGCTGATGATCCACAAACCAATGGTGGGTTCGGGTGGCAATGCCGATGAATTATTGAAAGATGTGCAAATGCTGAATGTGGTACAATCGCGCCTGGCTCAGATATATATGGACAAAACCGGGTTGGACGGAGTGACGATAAACAGTTTGATCAACTCCGTCACCTGGATGACCGCTGACCAGGCGCTTGATTTAGGCTTTATAGACCAAATAGAGGACTATACCGCGGCCATTACCAACAGCGCCATTATTAAAAAATACACCAATACCGCACCTGCCGTTTACCAGCGCTGCATCAACAAAATCTTAAACATAAACAGCAACATGAACATCGAAAACAAAGAACTTATCGACAAAACCGCATCGGTTTTAGATAAGATTATGAACTTCTTTAAAAAAGTAGTCAACAAACAAACCATTACCGACAAGGGCACACTGCACCATGCAGGCGAAATGGACGAAGGCACCGAAGTGTACCAGGACGAGGACATGAGTACCCCCGCGGCAAGCGACACGTACAGTAACAGGCGGTCAGGTTCAAACAGTAACCCCATCGCCGGTTGATCCTGACGCCGACCCGGATGCAGACGACGATGACGATAGCACACCCGAAGATCGGTTTAAAAGCGTAAAAAATCGTACCGATGTGCAAAACAGGATCTCGGCCATCAAAGCAAAACTGCACGCCCAAAACACCTTGCTGGCCGAAGCAAAAACCGCGCTCGAAGCCGCCAACGCTAACCTTACCAAAACACGCGATGAAATAAAGAACGAGATCCGCTCAGACTTCACGCCCGAAGGCTCTCGCCGCAGCAGCAAAGCAAAAACAGAACCCGCCCCCTTCTTCGCCCCGCAAACTACATTGGCTCAAAACGCCGTTAAAAAAGCAATCGCAAAATAGTAGCGAGTAGTTAGTATCAAGTATCCAGACTAAAAAATACTTGTGACTTGATACTAAAAATCAACTTACAACAACCCAAAAAACACTAAAACAAAAAAATGGCTCAATTTACATTTACAAACAACACCTATGCCGGCGAAGCACTGGCCGGGTTTATGGCAAGCACACTCCTGGAAGCCGACTCGGTGAAACGTGGCTTGCTGACTGTTATTAATGACGTTAAATCACGCAAGGTGATACTTGATGTGGACGACGATGTTATATTACAAGACCCATCTGGCATATTTACAGACCAGGTCACTACCACCACACAAAACGAAAGCTACCTTGACCCGGTTGTTTACGAGTTTATGAAACAGGAACAATGGGACAAGCTCGTACAATCATGGGAAGCACAAAGCTTAAAACCCGGTGCATTTTTAGACTACGAAGGCGTTGTCGACCTATCCGACTTTATGGTTCAGCGCTATTTAACCAAGATCCAGATCGCCAATGAACGGCTGTATTGGCTTGGAAAATCATCAACCAAAGAAGCTGCTTTTACCGCTGCCTTCCCGGGCTTGCTGCCAACAATAGCCGCTGCATCGGGCGTTTATAAAGTTGGCTTGGGTAAACCCGCCACCTCAATGGCCGCCACCGCTATTAGCAATACAGGTTCGGTAACAGTATCTGATACCTCAACCCTGTCTGATGGCGACGTAGTAACCATAACGGCAGTAACAGGCGCCAGCAAAGATACCACCAACGGCGCACCCGGTATTGATGTACAGGGACAATCTTACTTCATCCAAATTCAAAATGCCACCAGTTTTAAGTTAGTACGCAACTATAACGAAGTAAACAGCCGCAAGGCCGCCATTTTTGCAGGAACTGCCACCGCGGCAACGGTTAGTTATATCAACGTAAGCAATGTTTTACAGGTACTTGGCAGCGTGTATGCACAATTAGATCCGGCAGATCGTATCCAGGAGGACTTTAACCTGCAGGTACCTTTACACGTAGGCTATTCTTACGCACAGGCACAGGCCAACAAAGCGGTTAACGTGCTGAACGCCTTTACCGACATGAAAAAAATGGATTACCTGGGCATCCCATTACAGGTGATGAACCATTGGCAAGCCAACACCCTGCTGGGTGCCCGTTCATCCAACTTGTTCTTAGGGGTTGATCTTTTAGGGGATGCGTCCGAACTTTCAACCGTTTACATGAAGCCCTATACCAATGATAACGTAGTGCGCATGAAAGCCCGTATGAAAGCCGCCGTCAACTACAAATTCGCTAACGAGCTATTTTACCTGTCAGCGTAAACCCCACCCAACCCTCCCCGGAAGGGAGGGATTAACTAATTTTTTAATAACTATCTGCCCCAATTCTCCCCTACCGGGGGAGATTTAGAGGGGGCGTTATCCTTCACAAAAAATGTCAATTTACAATAAAATCAACGCCGGGTTTAGCCTGGGCACAGGCGAGCCCGTTACCGCGGGTATCGAAGATGTGATCTATATCTTTAATCAGGATGATATCACCCTCACTTATGATACCACCAACCCGCTTATCATTACCGGCCTTACTGCAGTAAGCAGCGCCAAAGTTTACAAGTTCGAAGGCACCAACAACAGCTTCAACACCATGTCTAAACTGGCCAAAACTCCAGTGGGGCCACGTTATACCGAGGAGGTCGACTTTAACGTAGCCGGCTTCTCTGTCGAAATCAAGGCACAATTAATGGCAATGGGCTATGGCCGCGTGCAAGCTATCGTAGCAAACAACTATAAATCAAGCGATTCGGCCGTTGAATTATTCGGAGCCGTAAATGGTTTGATCCTGACCGATGCCGAACGCAATGCTGCTGATGAAACGCTGGATGGCGGTTACAAACTCAAATTAACCAACCCGGATAAGCTGAGAGAGCCTTACCCGCCACGCGCGGTATCCGTAGCTCCGGAAAGTGGCCCTGCAACCTATGCCAGCACAATTGCTGCAATAGAAGCCCTGGTAGCTTAATAAGTTCATGGTCTATAGTTGATGGTTGATAGTCCATGGTTAAAGTAAAATAAAATCGATCCATCAACTATAGACTATCAACCATTGACCATCGGCTAACGACCATCGACTAAACAACAACAACAATGAAAACCTATCTACCACAAATTGAACGCCGCATATTAGTAAGGCCCAACCAAACATTTGGTATACTCAATTACGATCTGGATAACGCTTATCCGCAACGTATGCTCGAGTTGGTTGCCGCCTCGCCTACCGCCAAAGATTGCTGGAACAAACGCGCTAAGTTTATAGCCGGCAACGGCTTTGAGCAACAGGGCCTGGGCAAACAGCTTATCAACCCAAAAGGGCTCACCATAGCCAAATTGCTAAAAGCCGTTGCTACCGATAAAGCCTTGTTCACCGGTTTTGGTATCCATGTAAATTACAATGCCAACTATAAAATAGCATCGGTCAACTACATCAAGTTCGAGGATATTAGAATGGGCGATACCGATTGCCCGGATACCACAGATAAGTTTGTTTTATATTCTGATTGGGGCCGCAAAACATGGAAGAACATTATGCGCAGCAAAATGACTTTTCTGGATAAGTACAACACCGATCCTGCTGTTATCAAACAACAAGTGACCGATGCCGGCGGCTGGGAAAACTACAAGGGTCAACTTTATTATTTTAACCCCGAGGTAGATGATTACCCATTGATTGAAGCAGATAGCGTTTGGGAAGATTTTGAAACAGAAGCAGGGATCAAAATATTTAACAACCGCGAAGTAACCACCGGTTTCCTGCCATCAACCATGCTGTTTATGCAATCGCGCCGCGAAGAAGCAGACAATAGCGGGCCCGACAGTGAGGGGCAGTCTTATAACAACGTACCATCGCAATTGGAAAAAGACCTGGGAACTTTCCAGGGGGCAAAAAGCGCCCAGAAAATAATAGTTATTGAGTACGAGGATGAAAATTCTAAACCCGAGTTTCAGCCCTACTCTATCCAGAATAACGATAAGCTTTTTGAATCGACAGAAAGATCAGTTGAAGCACGGATCATCAAAGGGTTCTCGATACCTAAGGAATTGGTCAACTCTGAAAAATCATCAGGCCTTAGCAATGGCGGCGAGAAAAAAGAAGCCATCCGCGAGTTTAGCGATAATACCGCGCCGGATAGGCTGGAGCTTTCCGAAGCCTTTGCCGATATCTTCGGTCATTTTTACACCGGCGTCAATCCATCAGGCAACTGGAATATCATACCGGTACCCGCAAACGTTACCGACGACATTGCCGGAATAAAAGCCGGTGCAAGCATTAACCAATTACTAAGTTCGGCTATCCCCGCAGAAAATAAAATAGCCACCCTGGTGTATGCCTACGGCTTTAAACAAGCCGAAGCGGAAGCTATGGTGGCGCCATCCAACCCTCCCAGGTAGGGAGAATTTAAAGAGATTCAACAAAATAAATTCAATTAAAAAATCAAAATTCGCCCCTACCGGGGGAGATTTAGAGGGAGCTTATGAACCAGATATACCTGATCGACCAGATCACATTTCAGAATTACGAAGATCTTTCTGTCAATATAAAATCCGACCGGATTAAAGTTTTTGTAAAAAAGGCGCAGGAACTCGACCTGAAACCCTTTTTAGGCCATGCCTTATATTATGATTTTATAAGTCATTTCAACATCGATGGCACGTTGCAGGATGATACCCCGCAACCCTACAAAGACCTGCTTAATGGTACCGAATACCTGGACCGCAATGGCCACGTAATTTTGTACGAAGGTTTGCTGCCCACATTGGTATACTACACCTTTGCCCGCTTTATTGAGGCCGACGCGATACATTACACCGCAACAGGGCCAGTAATTAAGCATCACGACAATGGCGATGCTTTATCGCCGCAAGAAGTTACCAAACTGGTGCAGCAGCACCGGAGCGTAGCCAACGCTCATGCCAACGAAGTGCAGAAATTCCTGCTGGATAATAAAGCAGATTTCCCCCTTTGGAATTATAACGGCAAAAACAAAAGCAGCCGGCAGTCGGGGCCACGCATCCGCAGCGTTGACAAAACCGATTTTAATAACCCCGCAGAGAATTATTCAGGCAATTATTTACCATTTAATATATCACGAAACTAAAAAACTGAATGTCATTTCGATGAGCAGCCATTAGGCCCACGCCGTGGTGCGCGAAGAGAAATTTTATACCCACTACAAAAGCAAACTAAGCCTGTAGTATAAGATTTCTCGCCTGTACCTTTCCTCAAGGCCACCCCCAAACAGGTTCGAAATGACAATTCAGATTTCTTTATAATGAGCGCTTCCGGGCGGCACACCAGCTTAACACTAAACCAGACCAAACAATACCTATTAATTAAAAACCAATGTCAGATAAAAAAATAAGTGAGCTACCCGTAGCTTCAAGCATTAACCCAGCCGACCTATCCGTATTGATCAGCGGCGGAACCGATTACCAGTATGCTTTCTCCACCCTGTTGCAATTCATCAGTTCGGGGTTAACCGTAGGGGCTGCCATCTCGTTCGGCACTACCCTGCCTCAAAATATTACGGGCAAAAATGGCGATGTATTTATCAATACTTCCGCAGGCAGCTTTGCACAAAAAACAGCCGCCACCTGGTCAGTGGTCTACACCCTGCCATCAACCGGCGGTTCAACCGATGGTAGTGTTTTATACGGTTTAGGCATACCGGCCAGCGCCACCGGAATTAATAACGATACCTATATTAATACTGCCACAGGCATCTTCTACAAAAAATCAGGCGGCGCCTGGAGCCAGGTATTCTCTATGCAAACCGGTCCGGCAGGGCCGCGGGGTGCTGATGGTACTAACGGAACAAATGGCGCCAATGGCAAAACCATTCTGAATGGCACCACCAACCCATCAAACCTTTCAACAGGCACCGACGGCGATTTTTATATCAACACCAGTACCCTAACCTTTTTCGGACCAAAGGCAAGCGGCGCATGGCCTGCAGGCACCAGCATTGCAGGAGCCGATGGCAGCACAGGACCAGCAGGCCCAAAAGGCGACAAAGGTGATACCGGCGACACCGGCCCCGCAGGAACAGCAGGCCACGGAATAGTCACAGGCGGCACAACCGGCCAGGTGCTGTCGAAAATTGATAATACCGATTATAATACGGAGTGGGTGAATCCGGGAGGGGTTGATATTTCATTTGGGACACTCTTTTATTCAACAGTTCCTACCTGGGATTTCTCAATTAAAAGAAATCAACAATTAGTTTTATATGGCAATGCAAATATCACCATTGAGAATATGAATGACGGCGATATTGGATTGTTGATCTTAAAGCAGGATACTACTGGTGGACGGAGTCTTACGATAACAGGGGATGTAAGAGTAGCGGGCTCTACCGCAGGTGAAATAGTATTATCCGCAGAAGCTGGAGCTGAAGATAGTTTATATATCATCAAGAAAGACACTAAATTTTATGTACAGGTTATCAAGAACTATAAAGGTGCCCCGGTAATATTAGATAGTATTTATTTGGATGCTTTTGTATCTAACATAAAAGCCGGATTTTCTACTTCAAAGCTTTTTACAACCTCGACAAATTGCTTACGAGTAAGGCGAAGCTCCGATAATACAGAACAAGATTTTGGTTTCACAGACGGTATTTTAGATGTGAATTCAATAGTTACATTTATAGGCGAGGGTAGTCAAGGTTACTTGGTTAAATGGTATGATCAAACAGGTAATAATAATGATTATTCTCAAGAGACTTTGGCTAACCAGCCTAAACTTAAATTCAACTCTCTAAATGGTTTACCGTCGTTAGAGTTCGATGGTTCATCTTCATTTA